TTAGCGCCACAATTCCATCAGCACTGCTTCTACTATTTCTTCAGTCAAAATTTCCCACGGTCTCACAGGCTCACCTGGTAAGACATAATCAAAAATATGGCCATCCTTGCGTACAATCATCACTGTATCGCCTGTGATATACCCACGGTCAATAGCTTGCTTAAACTCGTCGTAAGTTAACATAAACACCTCCTACACTTATATCCGTAAAAAGTCGCTTAAAACAGACATTTTTTAAAATTGCTACTATAACGGACATTACCATGTGCGAATAAATGCTTTTAAATCAAGGTTTTTGGCGATGTCGTGTGCAGATAAATACAAAAAACGCCCTACGTAAAAAACGTAAGGCGACTAAATGAAAAAGATATTTAAACTAGTGTGGTTCAAATATTAACATTATTTTACACTATCTATCGTGTAAAAGTCAATAAAAACTCCTACTGAATCAGCAGGAGGTAAACAATTTAGAGAATTTGTTCAGAGGATTAGGTCTTAAACAAACCTAATATTATTTTACAATATTTTTATAAAAAAGCAAGAGCCACTAGTGTCAGGCGATTCTTGCTAGATAATATGCACCTATACTGTAATATGCCTACTTACTTCAAAACTAAATCGTTGTTTTATTAAATCATTTATTTGTTTTGTTGAATTTACAATTTTAAGTTGACTTTTAATATGATTAAAATCATAGTAAGACAATAAATTGATAAAAGCAGAATTTACAAAAGACGAACTCACTTCGCTAATTCCCGCGAACGAAACGGTCACGACTGTGTCTGTATCAAAGTAAGATTTCAATATTTCAATAAAAAAACAGCCCCCGCAAAAGCGAGGGCATTCGTCTTATTTTAAGGAGCTTTACCTTCTTTTTTGCTACCGACATATATGTCGGTTACACTAATTTAATTTTCCCCAGAGACTGATAATGTTACCGTCTTTGTCAGTTATCCCAATAGCCATGTAATTTCGCATACCTGAGCTACCAACATAGCTAATCCAGTAGTAGCCATTCGCATAACCCTCGCTATCAAAGTTAACGATGTCACCTTGTTTATAACTGCCTACAACTTCGCTGGCTAAGCTTGGCCAACGTCTGATGTTAATCTCTGCAACATCAAGCGTAAAGGTACCTGCTTTTGGTGTCTCTACAATTGTGTCAGAGTTTTGTGGCTCGGTGCTGACTGTTTGTGTAACTGCATCTCCTTGATATGGTGGGTAAAACCATCCTGCCACATTGGTAAAGTCACGGACGTTAAATCTTGCTGGACCACCAACATATAAAGCGTCGGCATTACTGTCAATATTTTGCTCGATAGTCTGCATAGTGTAGCCATCTGAGTCAACATAGACAAGACCAGTATGACCATAATTTACACCGTCAAACCAAGCATTCATGACAAAAAATGCTCCTGCTCGTGGATTTGCGTCTGTAGGCAGGTAGTGGACTTCCCATCCTAAGGCTGCTGCACTAGCTAGTAAGTCAGCTGCATTGCCCCAAAGGTCTACACCAAACCAATGCTTAGCGGCATAGCAAGGGACGTCTGCACACTGCGTGCCATAAGCACCATCTTTATCAACGCCCATGCCAGCGTTGGCTAGGTTGATATAAAATTCAATGACTTCTCGACACTGAGAACTAATCATCTGTTTCTCCTTTCTGCCGATAACTTCGGCATCCCAAGACTGCAAGTCATTTTCCTCGATAATTTGGATAAGTAGCTCCGCATAACCACTGGCTGTGGCATATCCTGCGTCCTTAATCGCATGACAAGCCTTTTTGTAGTCAGTCTCCCCAATAACAGACTGGTAGCGTGGATTATCTACTAAAAACTGGCCATGGTCAGCGATAGACTCATCCCAACTATCATAGGCCCTAAATCGGTCTACAATATCAGTCACAACTCCTGGTTGATACTCCTCTTGAGTCTTGCTATCAAATGACTTACCAGTCCAAGAGCTATCTGCCTTGATACCAAATAGAGCGTTATGTGGGGCATACTTACCCCACCCACTCTCTAAGATAGCTTGAGCAGCTGTCAAAGATGGCAAAATCTTATGATTGTGCCACTCTGCGATAACTGCGCTTTTTATATTATCTAAAAATGCCATCTATCATCCTCTCCTATAAAGGGAGCCAAAATCAAAGCAATCACGGCCAGTGGAAAATATAGCACCATGATAGCTATGATTACGGCTAGTTGTGTGATTGCTTGTCTCATGCTACTCCTCTTCTTTTTGCTTTAGGTCAACTTGTGGTGCCTCGACTTTAACACCTGTCTTATCAATTTTAATCGTGGCAATGTCAAATTGATCAGTGTCACGTTTGAGTTTTTCAAAAAAGGATCTGACAAAACTTGGCATCGGCAAGCCCAACTGACCCCAATTTTCCACAATTGAGATGCCATAACATGCGATAAAGAAGAGGACAAAGGCAACTGCCAAAGGCTTAGCCCCAAGCAAAATGAGGTAAGGATAGACAGTGTAGACTAGCAAAACTACTAAAAAATGCTTGATAATGCCAGATAGCCCTTTTGTGCTATTGGCTCTCTTATTAGTAATACCTTTTGTCAATCCTGTGATGATGTCAAAGCAAACAAAAAGCGTAAAAACGTGGATCTCTACTGTGCGCACAAGATCGCTAAAAAGATGGATAAGACTTGTTAAATTAATAATCATCTAACCACCTCTAATCTTCTTTAACGAGGTCCGCATATTTGATAATGGTCACTTTTTCCTCTGATTCGAGCTCCTCTAAGGTCTGCGCCTCGTAGGTAAACGGCTCGTTAACGTGGACAAAGACTAGATTACCTTCGCCTGCTTGGTCTTCGTGCTTGTCGTCCACTACAGTAAAGACATCATAGGCTTGGTACTCTCCTTTTTTGACAGGCTCGATAAGCTCTAACATGCCTTTGTAGATGTCAGGCTCTACTCGGCCCCCGCTAGTCAAAACATGGATAGTTTGCAAGTTAATCATCTTCTGCGTGCGCTCTGCGGACACCTTAGCTAGTCCAGCAGCTGCTTGAGCTGTTTTAGCAGTCTTGGCAGCTTCTTGGGATACTTTTTCCAAGTCGTCCACTTTTTGGACAGCTTCGCCCATGGCGATTTCGACATACTCTGATTTTTCAAACTCTTCCAAGGCAGCTTTGATAATCTCTGTATCGTTAGTTGATGTTAAATCTTGCTTAATCAGTTGCGGGATAACGGCGCCGTCTTCTGCAGCGATAATGACGTGTGTGCTTGCGACTGCTCCTGCGCCGTTATATTGTGGGTATTTTCCTGTGACTTTCCAATTTCTCATCTTTATTCTCCTTTGCTTTCTTCAAATTGTTCCAAAATGTTATCGACAATCAAAATTTCCTGAGCCGTAAATTCATCTTCAGATTCAGCCAAGTATTCCAAAAAGTCAATAAATCGCTTAGAATACTCGTGGCCTTTGATAGTAATGTCCTCATCACCAAGTTCAGACAATAAGTCATTGAGCTCATCAATCTTAGTCGAATCTGCTAGATTGATGTTTTTGTGCTCATCGATGACAAACTTAGCCATCTTTATCCTTGGCCGCATACAGATCAATAAGGTCAGCCTCATCCTTGGCGTACTCTTTGATTTTATCAACGACTTTGGCCAGTAACTTAGCACGGCCACGATTGGCACACATATTAGTGACCTTGATTTTATCAAGTACGGCATACATTGTGTTTAAATCTTTATTTTTTAATGTTAAATCCATTAGTATCTCCTATTTCCAACTGCCGTAAAAACTACGACTATAGTTACCGTTATTGTTTAGATTGTTAAAATTATCAAAAATTTTATTAAATATATCAGCTAAATTGACATCCGTACCAGCAAAATCACTAAATTTAATAATTAGCGACCCACCTTGATCAAAACCGTGTGACATAATAATCCTATCTCCGTAAAGCTCAAGTTGGTCATTGCTGTCATTTGATCTAAATACTCGCATACCAGCAAAACGTACCGTGTCCTGTGATTTTATGCCCTCATAATTTGACGTCACTCCAAGACCGATAAAGGCTCCTCCGTGTACATCGTCATTAAAGTGTAAAAATGCGGTACTCTCACCTCTTTTACGCACAATCGCATTGTATTTTGTATTAAAAGTTATCGTGGCATTGCTGTTAAAGTCAATCTTTGCTGCGTTTAGGTCTATAAGCATTGCACTATTACGAGCCTTAATAACCTTACCCTCAAGCATGTCAACAATCGCATAGCCAATCTTTGCCTTGATAAAGTTAGCGTCTAAACCAACGATACTGCTAACGTTTAGATTAGTAATACGAGCCTTAGAGGCATCTAAAGTACCTGCGATAATCTGGTCAGCTCGTATCTTGATAGCTTCGGCAATCTTTGTGGTAAAGGTGCCATTAACAGTGGTATTGCCATCAAGAGCGATGTTTTTACCTGTAATGACTGCGCCATAAGCGTTGAGGTTAATCGCTGAGATTATCTCACTACCAGACATTTTACTTTGCGGGATTTTGTCTTTAATCGCAAACATGATACTGTCACCAGATAGTTGCAGCATAGATTGGATTTTTTCCAGGGATACGCTGGCATTAATTAAGCTTTTAAGCTGTGTAAAGTTAGAGGAGATAGTCTCATCGTGACTAGATATCCTGCGCTCATAGCCTGCCACTGTTTCTGCCAGACTATTGTAATTGCCTTCAGCGTCACGTAATCGTCTGGCATTGCTCTCAACCGTTGATTG